TTTCAACCTTTCCCGGCTCAATGTCTGGAACGCCTTTCTGGTTTGGTCCATGGCAACGTTCTCTGCCCTGTGCAGTGAAACGTCCCTGCACTTTTCCACTATTTCCTTCAACCGCTGGAAATTGCTTTCCCCGGTTGTGATGGTACGCATCAAATCGCCTGAAATGCGGTTGATGTAGTTGTCGTAAATGTTCCTGATGAGGCTTGCATTCTCTTCAAGGCTTGCCCTGATTACTTCTTGCATTCCTTTAGGCAGGTCAGGCGGGTCTATCTCAAAGTCTTTGAAGATTGTCCTAATCATCGCCCGTGTTTCCCGTCTTGAGCGGAATATCATCGTTTCCGCACCTTTGAAAGCACGGTTGAAAAACCGGGCAATGGTCAGCTTCTTAAGGTACTCAATCAGCTTGTTTAGCTGTGTGGCAATGTTCGCATCCTGTGCAAAGTATTCCTTTGCCAGCGGCTGATTGTAGAAACGGAAGATTTCCTTTTCGAACGTATCGCTCAATTCCTGCACAGCAGACCGCATGACTTTCCTGTAGTCACGGATTAGCGGGAACGGCGTATCAATCGCCTTTCCGACCGTTTCCGGCTTCTGTGTCAGGTTTTTCTTCCGTAGTGATATTTTCGACTTCATCCGGGTCTAATGCCTCAAAGCCTGAATCCTCATCCTTGACCAATGCTTCTGCAATTTCCTGCGCTGTGATGGCTCCAGTGCCTTGCAGGGTTGCATAGGTGTCAGCCTTGACCTTCTGGATGTCAGCCCGCTCTTTCTCAGTCGGAACGTCCAGCGGATTGAAAACAACCTTCGGATTCAGCTTCATCTTGAATTCAGGATCTATGAACGCTTTCATCATAAGCTTGTAGTGCCTGTCCAGAAGCGGTTTCAGGTCGTTTTCCTGCAAGCCTGCCAGCATTTCATGGTAAACCTTAAGTTCATGCTCACCTGTGCTGTTAAATCCTTTAGGAGACGTTCCCAACAGCCTAGTTGCTGGAACATTGGCAACCGCAGAAACAAGCTGGTACTGCGTCATGGTCAGGTTGTCCAGGTCAGCAAGTGATGTTTCATGCTGTTGGTATTCTTCCTCTTCGCCTATCAACAGCGTTCCATAGTTGTCCCTGAATTGCGACTGGATTTCCTTCATGCGGACAAACTTCTGCGGGTCAGCAACCATCTTGCTGATATCCGTTTTCATCACGTTCATACGCTTTGTCATGGTGAGCTGCGGTGCTTCATTCGCCGTACGCTCTGCGGCATATGCACGCTCGTAAATCTGCTGGACAAGTGATGCACCGCCATACAGATAGGCGGGTTTCAGGATGTCAGGCACTTCTGCATGACGCACAACGACAAAATGCGAGCGGTGATACCGTTTCCCGCCAATGACGTAATAAGATGGCTCGTAGAAATGAACCGATGCCGGGTCAGCAACGTCTTCTGTTGTCAGCTCTGGAACCGCCCAATATGGGTCTATCTGTGCAATGCCCTCATAGGCGTATGGTCTGACACCGTCCAGATTGAAAGGCTTTTCATAGTAGCTTTCATCATCTGACTTGACCTTGAATAAGGCAAGCCTAACACCATAGACACGTTTGAACTGGATAAGTTCACGGCATGACTGGACGATTTTCCGTGACTTATCGAACTTATCAATGAATTTCAGGATTTTTTCATCATCAAAGTCCTTTTCATCAGGGAATGTCACCTTCCAGCCGTTCTTTACAGCATCTTCTGCGGGTGCTGTACATGCCTTTGAGACAAGCCACTGCTGAGCAATCAATGCGCAAGTCTGATAGCCGATGAATCCCTGTCCAGCGTACCAGCCAAGGATTGTATTGGGGACGTTGTTTGCAGAAAGACGGAAAGCCGCTTTTAGGTCAGAGCCGACATCCCCGCTGTCCATTGCGTAGGATGGTGTCTTGATGGTCGCCTGTGCCATTTCCAGCCCGTTCTGTATGGGCATATGGGTTGTCATTTCAACCATAGGCACACGCTTAGGCTGCGGCTTTTCTTCTTCTGGCTGTGTGCCACGTACCCAGTCAAAAAATGTCATACCAGCCTTTTCCTTTGTGTTTTATATACCCGTTCAGGCTATACCTGACAGCGTCCCAAATGTGGTTATTTGCGTCTTCTACAACGGGTAGAATCTCGTTTGTCGTCTTGTCTGTCTTGTAACGGTAGAGCCGTGCCTCTTCTGCGGCATGCTTGCACCGCTCATGGATAACAATCTTGTCGAATCCTCTCAGGTGGGCAATGCCATCCTCAACAGAGCCTTTCCACTTGTCCGCCCCGGCAATCCTGAATCCGCCCTGCTTTTTCAGATAAGAGATGGTTTCAGGTCTTGCATTGTCTGCCCATATCTGCCATTTCCGGCTTTCAGGCACAGAATCGTAAAAGTCTGGCAGCTCATTGATTTCAATGCCTACGCCATACGCCTCTCTGTCGATATACAGCTTGTTGTCCAGAATGAAACAACGTATTAGCGTGGATGGGTCATTTGCAAAACCAAAGTCAGCCCCGAAATGGAGACGTTCTGCTTTCTGCCAGAGGTCATCAGGAAACGCCTCGACGGTGTAATGACCTTTGAAAATGACTGCGTCCGTGATGGTCAGCGGCTTACCAAGCCAGACGTGTTCATAAGCAGCAAAGTCCTTCTGCTTCAGCCATTCCATTTCCTGACGCAAAACATCAGGGAAATATGGATTGTCGTAATAATTGACCTCGACCGATATGCAGTCAGGCGGTGGATTCTCAATGAAACGCTGATATGTCGGGCTGGTTTCTTCCAGCGGATTCCACGTCAGCCAGATTTCAGAGCCTTCTTTTCGGATTGTAGGAATCAGGATAGACCATGAGTTTTCGCTGACTGTCTGCGCTTCCTCAATCCAGCAAAGGTCTATCCCCTCTGTTGACTTTATGCCCTGCGGGTCGAAGCGGAGACCTTTGAAGATAAATTCCGAGCCGTTCAGCCCCTTTATGGATGCCTGCGTTATCTCGAACCATGCAGACAGCCCCATTTCTTCAATCTGGTCTGCTATCAGCTTATGTACTGAATCCCGGATGGTGTTCTGTATCTCACGGCAACAGAGAATCCGCTTCTTGTTCTCGTATGCCTGCAAGACCAAAGCACGGGCAACATTTACAGACTTGCCAGAGCCACGCCCACCGTGGAAGTCTTTGTACCGTGATGGCTTGAATAGCGGCTCAAACTTTCCCGGGAACTTAATCCGCATCCTTGATGAACTCGACTGTGATAGCAGGCGGTTGTAACGGCGTGCCATCTTTGCCAGTCATTTCAATAGTGCTGACTGGCTTGCCATAGATGGTATCCCTGATTTCAGCACAGGCACGGACATCGCCTGACAGTGCTTTTTCAAAAAGAGAAGCAGCAAGGTTTTCAGCACCTGTCCTACCATCTTTCCCTTTACCTTCAAGCAGGGCTATCATGGCTTCCCGTAAATCTTTTTTTGCTCTCCTAGCCTTTGCGGAAGCAATCGCCCCTTTCTTGCCATTCTCTCGGGCTTCTTCCGGGGTAAACGGTGGTTTCAGGTTTGCAGGGTTTGCCATAGTGTCGCCATGAAAAAGAACCCCGCCGGAGCGGGGGTAAAGATAACTAACCAAATGAAGGATTAGCCCCTAGTAAAAAATCAAGAAAACTCCCGGGGCTTAACGGCTTTTTGTCAGGATGCGGACAAGTACCGTCAGTTTTAAAAGGTGACCGCAGACGGAGATGGGGAAATCAATAGAAAGGCAGGAGAACCGACTGCGGTGTGGGGAAAACAAAAAAGCCCTGAAAACGTCTGTTTCCAAGGCTTCACGTCTCTTAGGGGCATTAACCCACTTTAGAAATTACCACCTATTTTTGCAGTGTTTTCTGAAGTTGTCAATACTTTTTTGAAAAATTTTTTCATGCGCCCGATTCTTTCAATGCAATTTGAATTTTTTCCCTGAACTGCTTGATATCTTTCATATCTGGAATGCTTTCAAATTCCACGACATTGTACTTATCCTGAAATTTTCTAATCACTTCCAAGCCTTCCAACATCATATCGAAGCCACGGCATAGATTAAGGATATCGTTAGCCTGCTCTTCCATAGTATCTGCATAGCCCTCAAACTCTTTCTCAAGTTCTCTGATAAATTCGTCCATATCTCAGTCCTCTATCTCCGGCGGTTCTTTTTTTGTAGAGAAAAAAGGAATGCCTTTGACATCATGTCTATAGATGTTCCTAGCTTTCATCATTTCAGGTGCATTCTGATAGTGTTCAATACCACAAAAGCCATCAACTTCTGAAACTGCACATTGCTTTTCTTTCGCCATTCTTGCGCCATATGAAAAACGTTTTTTTTCATCCCATGACAGTTTTTGACCGCACTTGCATTTTTCAATCATGTTCCCAACGGATTGATGACACGTTGGGCATAACGCACAATATGGAACACCAGCAACCATCAGCAAAATAGGGAACTTTTCTTCAATCTCGACACAGTAATCATCAGGAACAGATTTTTCAGATTCCTGCCTCAAAGACACTCTTTTGATATTGATGATGTCAGATATCTTTTTTTTCATCTCTTGTTCATTTTTCCGTGTTGCTTTTTATGTATTCCTCTATCAGATTGTCTGGCACTCTAGAGAACCACCAATAATATTGATTATGAACATCTGACTCGTCTTTGACATCTACTGTCGAGTTGTCCGGAATCTGATTCAGAATTTTAAAAATCATCTCATAACACCTGTCTGCAAGCTTCCATTCTTCTAATGCCAGCAATATCCGGTAGGTATCCTGAAAAGCCCTCGCATATCCATATAATTTTCTATTCTTGTATGGAAGATTCACCGTGCAATCTATGTTTCGCAGAATCAATTTTTTCAAGTACATCATCAATCCTTATCCCTTTTCCTATCTGCTTCAAGTTCTGCAATGCGGCTTTCCAGTTCCATCAATTTCTTGACAACCGCTTCTTGGTCAAATCCAAAGAAAGGTGTCCCGGGTGGGCATTCTATAATAGCCTTCCCATCTCCGGTGCATTTCATGCCGTGAATATATCGTATTTTTTCTTCCATCACTGATTCCTTTTCAGATCTTTCTCAATCTGTTCGATTCTCGATTCCAATTCTATTACCTTGAAAAACATAATCTGAACGACATCAGAGACAATCCAGCCGCCGCATTCAGCAGGATAGAATTTATATCGTCCGTATTCTTTGGTGATTTTTTGTGCTTCTTCACGTGTGCAGTCGATTTCGCAAAGACGTTTCATTCCCATCACATTATCCCCCAAAGATACAGCGGCCTGACAGCGTACCTGCCACGGATAAAAAAAAGATTCGCCCATGCCTGGACAAAAGGACTTTCCATAATGTCCTTCATCAACCATCCTTTTGACCGCATCGCATACAATGGTTGGTACTTAATCGGTACAGTGAACCGTGGCGTCAGCAACCAGCGGGCATCCTGGAGATT